CCCTATTGCAGAATCGGAAACCAAATCCGCAGATACGCCCGTTCGGTCAGTACTGTTGTTAGCGTTTCGAACAGCGCTAGGTGCTCCGGTATCTGACGAATATATTACTACAGTAGGCGTGGTTCTTTTCCTTACTTTAAACGCAAGCTGTCCCGGATAGAGATTTCCTATGGTACTCGCGTTTATCGCTATGCGCGTCTGAAAACTCAATGATCCATTAGCAGTAGCGGTTTCAGGTCTAGTACCAATTGCATAACTTTTCTCATAATAGCGTTGGCATAGTGCCAATTCCTCGGCAAATGAACGGGGTTGATACAATAACGCTGCCTCACCTACATGCAGTTGTACTTGTGCAATGTCCAATACAAACGATGCATTATCCTTTCTAATTTCAACCCCGAGATAACTGTTTTGTCCAATTATTTTTCCGGAAATGGATTGTAGATAGAATGTGAGCTCATATTTTTTCCATCCAGTGATTATTTCAACTGACTGAATGGACGTATTGACTTCAACGCTACCTCCACTACCGAAGTTTTGCCGTAATCGGATGATATCTAACGTAAAAGCAGCTGCAGCTTTTGCCCAAAAACTTAGAGTTACAGTCTGCCCAGCAAACGTTCTGACATCCTCGATTTTTTGTACTATTGAATTAGATACACTCGGATTAGATTCTAAGCGCATAAAATAAGTTGGTTCATTTGGTACGACTCCTTGGCCCGAGGCAAATGTTTGACGTGTCACTGTTCCTCCTGCTTTATACCACCTATCAGCAGTAAAAACGTTAACTGCCGTAAAGCTTGTTCCGCGTTGCCACACGTCGAAGTTCCCGTTAATTATTGCGTTTGCATTTAAACCGTTCCTAGACTGCGCAATATCCGCCAACTGAGCATAAGTTGCAACCAAGTCCGACTGATTTGCTTTTAACTCTAGTCCTGCATTAACTTCTGCCTTAGTGGCGTAATCCTCAAGCCCATACTCGTCCTTTAGTCGAAACCCTCCAACATAGCCGCGCATATCGTTTATTGCGCTGATCATTGCGAAGCTGTCTGTCGTCACTGATGCGATAGGCAAGTAATCTACACCAGCTGCGCCGTCGGCGTGGTCCGTACCCCAATGCCAATCGCCCTCCTTGATGAAATCCAAGAAGTAGATCGAGTTTGGATATAATGTTCGGAAGCTGGATCCGTCACGGTACATAATATCGTCATTTAGGCTTACCACGACATCAACCGCATGAATTGTATCATTACGTACAACATCAGCAGCTACATTGCCACCTGAGACCACATAAGGCTTAAGGAAGTATCCTACATCCTCAAACCCTTTGATCTTGAGATAATCGCGATAGGTTGTTGCTGCAGAGGCCCCAGCTTGCTCGCTAACCCATCTTTTAAAGTCAACTTGATTCCAAATGCTCACCAGTCCACCTCCGGTATGATTTGATGGGCTTCCGGCACTGTATCTGCCCGCAAATAATCGTTAAGCATTGTGTCATATTTGACGGTATACTCAGCAGCGGCCGCGCCTGTTTCTATATCTTTCAAAACGCCGTATACAACCAGCATGTCATAGTCCATATCAAAACCCACTTCGGCATTTAAGTCATTAACCGTCAGCGGGACAAGTGTTTTATTAATCAAGACGGTTAGCCCGCCTGGCGCGTCCTCTTCTGGCGCTGGATACAGCCCTATCGCACCCGCCATGAAGTAGTAATATCTTGAGCCTGCCATTTGATTAAACTGCGCAAACGGCCATTTCACGCCGTTGACCAGCACATTCACAATGCTCCCATGTGGCAAAGCCCACGGGTAATTAGGTACGTCCGCCAATAAGTCCATCTGTACCGGCATAACCTCTTTACCGTACATTCGCAGCAGCCTATTTCTAACGCCGCTGATCTTCCTTATGATCGATTCCATAGATAAAAAGTTTGATGATTTCTCTTGTATTTCTTCCACTGCTTCAACGAGTAGCATGCTGCCCCTCCTCTCGAATTAAGAAAAGGGGCTGCGCGCCCCTCACCGATTAAATAATGTTTGCGTTGCTCAATACTTCATAGACGGCTTCCGGCACTTCGACATCTTTGCCGCGTTGGATTTGGAACGTGTAGCCGTTAATATTGACCGTCTCATACGGCCACTGCACCTTCTTGCCAGCCTTCTCGGCAGCCTCAAGCTTTTGCCGATCCTCTACAGAAAGGTAAAGCTTGACCTTGTGCTTCTTCTGCTTTTTTAGCTGTTGCCCGACCGACTTTGCACCTTTGTCCAGTGCCGCATCAGTAACCTTTGTAGGCTCCTGCGGCTGTTGTTCCTTCTGTTCTTGCTCCTTAGGCGCTTGGGATTGTTCACTCATTCTCGTTCCTCCTCAAATGTTAAAGAGCAGACCGTTATGGCCTGCTCTCTTTGATGGTTTTATTAGCCGCTGATACCGTGCTCAATGCGGAGTATTGCAAGCTGCTCCAAAATCTTAACGACAAAAGTAGCTTTCCAGCCACTTGTCGCACGCTGGTTAAGCGGATCGCTTGTGCCGCCGCTGCCGTGAGGCTTGATGATGTTCTTCACAGCGCCGCTGGATTCTACGTCACTCATGCCGTACGCATCTTTTCCGAAAATGAGAGTTCCCGCAACGTCAGCACCCGAAGCTCCGGCACCTGCGAAGATTTTTGCCAGAGATGTTTCTACGAAGCGTACGCCGTAGATCCGTCCAATCTCGCCATCGAACAGTTGTTCAGGCTTACCGTACTTAGCAGCTTCCTCCCATTTAGGATCGGACTGCAGGTCAAACGTACTGCCAGGCTCAACAATAGAAACATAGTTTCGGCCATCAATCGGCTTAACATTGTTTCGCTTGAGCGTACGTACCGCTTTGCGGATCTCCAAGACCGTCAACACATCCGTGGAGTCAATTGTCGAGCGAGACAGCTTGCCGTTAGCGTATTGCACTGTCGTGCCAGCTGCGAGAACATCGCGCGCGATTACGTCCAACGTCTGAGCAGCCTGCTCGCCAAGCAAATCAGCTGTCTCATCCAAGACAGGATCGATTGCGACCATATCCAGCAAATCGGAGATTTCGATAAAATCGCCGTACTGCGCCAGCGTCGCCTCGATCTCCGTAATTGTCAGGCTGTTTCCTGCAGGCGTTACGCCCTCAACCAGCGGCGTTGTGGCATGTGCCAATGGGCGAAATTGACGGAAATTAATCGATTTACCGCCATTCTTCGGGATTGGCCGCTTCTGCGCCCATTTCATGTGGAACAGCATTGGCAGCAAGCGCGCCAGTAGCTTTTTGTCGTAATACGTTTGAATCGTAGGCGATAGGCTCGCCTGAGTGGTTACTTGTGTTGTCATTACTCAATCACTCCTCATAGTGTTATTCGTTCCCCGCGCTGTACCCTCGCAGAGATTGCGGCAATATCCGCCATGCTCATATTGCTTGGGTCAAGTGAGGTATTTGCTCCCCGGTCATTGCCGGAGAGTACTTGCTTCTGATCGCGGCCAGTCACATTAGCCAGCACCTGTTGCTCGGCTTCCTGCTTAGCAGCCGCTATCCGCGCATCATAAGAAACAAGCTTGTATGCGTCCTCCAGCGGCAGCCTGCGATCCGTCGCTAGCTTCCAAACGGCATCCTCATGCTCTTTGAAGTCCGGGTATGTTGTCTGGAGACGATCATAATCCGCTTTGATTTGCCGCTCTAAATCGGCCTGCTGCAGTCGTGCCAGTTCTTGCTTGGTTTGAGCCAATTCAGTGTTAACCGGATCGAAGAACTGCTTGTAAGTCTCTGGATCAATCTGCATGCGCTGCGCCGCTTCTGCAGCTTGTCTCTCACGTAATTGCGCATCTACTGCAGCGAAGTAATCATCAACGGATGCGAAGCCGGCAGCTTTTGCGATGCGCTCTACCTCTGTCGCATGTTTGATATGCGGCTGATACTGCTGTTCAAGCTTCTCGCGCTCCTCTTTCAAGCGAGCTGCGAATGATGCCTGCTGTGTTACATCAGCCGTTTCTGTACTCGAAGCCGCTGCCGAGGCGTTCCCGTCAGCCGGTGAACCTTCACCTGTCACAACGCTAGACTGCTCCGAGCCTGCCGCTCCTTCACTTCCGGATGCAGCACCAATATCCCCATCTGCATTTAGCAGGGGGCTCCAGTTAAATTCAAACATATTCATATCCTCCTTGGTGGTCGGCGCAACTCCACCCTCAACGCCGAAAATTTAAAAGGCCCTACGCTGCTCTGCGAAGGGCCTAATTACGAATATAATCGCTTCCCATCTGCTAATGGACGGTTAGTGGTCGGGTTAGCGCCCATCGTTGAGAGGGGTTTTCCCGTGCGTGTTATTAACCACATTCTGCGCAACCGGCGATATTAATATTATACAATAAATCCAATGTTTCTGTTATTCTACTACTTGCCAATCCTCTGCTAACATGTCGGTCTGTGAAGCAAGCCACGGTACGCGGCTCTTAGGAGCAGCAGGATTATCCGTTTGAAGCCCGGTAGTATCGATATAAATATACGGATGTGTCATCTTGCTAAACTCATCCGGTCGCTGTAGTTGAATGAAAATACCTTTGCCATTCCAGCCAGCTCGCCCAACTTTCTTACCGTTTTTCAAGACTTCAATCGCTTTTCCAAAATTCATCCCAATCATCCTCTCTTTTATTTTCGCTCTATATGAGCGGTTACTGCTTTACACTTAATGCACCATACATGCTTTATATGGCCAGCAGACTTTTGACAGCTTACCTTCCGGAAGAACGGATATTCATTGCCGCAATTGCTGCAAACGACTATAGCCTTCGCAATCGCATGGCGCCCCATATCACTGGTTAAGCAGCTGCATCAATGTCTGCAGGATCTGCTCTTCGGCCATTCCCTGTTCACGTAACAGATCAATCTCTTGTTGAAGCTGTGGTGGTGCTTGCGCGTAAATCTCGTCAACCGTCGGTAAATCCGGAGTGACACCCGTCGTCGCGTTAGGATCAGCAGGCGCGCCAGTTGGCGGCGGTTGGCTCTCCATTTCGCGTAGCCTTGCGACAATTCGATCTTTGTTAGGCAGCCCCTCTTGCATATCCACGTACTCGCTGCCGAGAAGCAGCCCTTTGTTAAACAAATCATCAGCCAGCTGTGTGATATATGCCCGGCTCATAGGTGTAGATGGTCCCGCGCTCACCTTAACATCGAAGTCAACATCCGCGTACTGCAAAGCATCGAATTGGATAAACTCTACGCCGCCCTCCTCGCCTGTAATCCGTATATAGCGAGTCTCGGTATAAAACTGTTTGACCAGCTCGATCATCTGCTTGTACACCTCTTTAAGCGAGCTGTACAGATTGCGAGCAATGCCTTTGATCGGAATGCTGCCCTGCTCTTGTAGGAGTTGGATAGCTGATGCCGCGGTTACTCCCGAAGGCGTTTCGCCGGTCAAGGCATCGTATACGCCGCCGATCTTCTCGATGTACCCGGTCAACATGTCAGTCAGCCTGTATACATCGCCCTGGAACGACGGCGGCTGCAGCCAATGAACTGCCTTGCTCGGATCATCAAGCGCTGTCTCCCAAACCATTCCGGGCTTGGATATCCATTGATTTTTGTTAATGCCCGACTTTTTGTTAAGCAGCGCAATCGGGTTAGCCGTCAGCAGCGCGGAACTCGTCGGCATTTCAATGAGCTTATTCAAAAGCTTCTGATTCTCAAACAAGTTGCGCGGCTCGCCTATTCCGATAACCGACTTGCGGCGCTTTTTCGAAACAAACGGTATGAATGGATACCGGCCATGCTCGTACACGTTATCAATACGCTTGAGAATCTTCTGCCCAGCTGCATACACAACATTAAGCTTGCCGTTCTTCCGTTCCCAGCGGGCATACAGCATGACGCGATCCTTTGCCTGCTCTTGCCCCGGACGATCATAAATCTCCGTCTCAAAGCTCTGCACGCTGTCAGGTGTGACAGCGACGCCGAACATTTCCTTCACCCACTGCACCGTTTTAGGTACTGCGTATATTACCCAGCGAGCATCCTCGATACAAGTCGCCTGCGGATCGTAGTAAATATTCGCCGGATCCACCGATTCGACAACGACATCACCCTTCCAAATGTTCTTTCGCGCTGCCGATCCACCTGACAGATTGTTATCCCAGTACACGTAAAACCATGCCACATCGAGCAGCAGGCCTGTCTGCACGACCTCATCAACAACACTATCGAGGTCTACCCTATCCGCTATGACATCGGTCACCTGCGTAAATACATGAGCTGCCTCTTCATCTCCTGCAGCCACTGGAAGTATGATGCCTGTCGGCCTGTTATTGGTGAGCTGCGGCTTCTTCTGATCAACGACATAGCTGATATAGTTTACAACCGGTCGGGGCTTCCAACTCGCTCGTTGAGCTGACCACTGATCGGCAAGGTAATAGTCATCAAACTCCCGCCAATCCGCATGAAACTGGCTCATCGCCGATTGCGATGTTCGAAACTCATCGACGATTTTGCGAAACTCTTCTTGTTCTCCCAGACTCCTCACCTCCTAGTAGTCATGCCAATCAGCATGGCCGTCGTTATCGTTATCGTCTCGCAGTGCATGCGGTAAATGATCTTGATTAAGCTGCTGCACGCCGCTCATAGCGTTTTGCTCTGCTGGCAATCCATCCATCACGACATCCGGCCTGCTCATGATGTAATATTTCAAGTCGTCCATCGCGTGATCATTCTTCTTGATCGGCCTATCACCTTCAGGCTTCCAGCGATATGACTTGATCTCTTTGATCATCTGCACGCAGTTGCGGAAAATAAAAAGCTTCGGCTTCCCTCTTGGCCATACATCGACCTGTGGGTTATCCCGAAGCTTTAGATACTGTTTAACGCGCTGGATGCCTGTCCAAACGTCCTTCTCGACGCCTGTATCAGCTAGCACGTTATGCTCATAAAACAATTCCGTTACAGTCCTCTCAGCTGCGAGAGTCCGTTGATTAGCTGCGCTATCAATCAGCGCCTCCAGCATCCCGTTGCGTTTCGGCCAGTTCAGCTGGTTAGCCAAATTGTGCAATTGCTCTGCATGCCATTCTACCGACTCACCCGCCCTGTAGTGCTCTTCGATCACGTAAACATTATGATATGGATCGACCGCATAGAAGTGAGCAGATAGTGGAGCATCAAGCCCGGGATCGATGCTGATATTGTCATACCAACTGGTAGGAACAGCAAACGGATCGATTACATGTATGTCCTCGTTAAACTCCTTGTACACAAGTCCGGACATCGCCACGAATTTACCGTACTGGCGTGCTTCCCGTTCTTCCTCGGTCATTGTCGCTTCCAACGCTGCGATCTCATCTGGGTGTAAGTGCGGGTTATCTGCCCACTGCATTAACCAGTATTTAATCTGTGGATCTTGTCGCTCGTTAAGGTAAATTAGATCATGGATGAAAGTTAACCCTTTAAGCGGCGTCATGGTGCCCCAGGCATCTCCACGAGTATCGATGATACGCATCATTGCTTCTTTGTAAATATCCTCGGGCGGTTCTTCGTCAAACCAAATCCATTCGAGCGACGTACCTTGAAACTTTTCTCGGCCTTGATCGCATGACTTGAATCCAATGACTGAACCATTTTTCAGCTCAATAAAGTCAATAATACCAACCTCTAAGCTATCCTTACGCCCTTGACGCATTACGACGTCTTTAATCTGATCCTTGGGCAGCCATCGTAATATTTCCTTCTGTGCTACATCACGCTGCACCTCATTTGTCAGACTGACAACCCAGCCTTTATTTGGCACACGTATACGCTTGTACGGATGCGTCCCAGTAGCATACCAAACAGCCTCCGCACCGCCTGAAACGGTCTTTCCTGTTCGGTTACCTCCAAACATCCAACGATTCCGTTTAGTTGAACGGTGGAAGTCCTGCTGCTTCGTATGTGGATGGTAATATTTGATTCCGTTATCCTTTATTCGGCGCTGTAACTCTTGCCTGTAATCCATTAATTGCTGCAACCTCTGCTGCAATACGCTCGCGGAGCTCATCGTCACTCAACTCCTCTAACGCAACTTGATGTTGTAGCTTACCGCTGTGCTCGAGTTCTTGCTTATCTCGCCATACGGCAGGTTTGCGGTTCTTAAGCCAGAATATCTGTGCTGTCACATCGGGTGAAACTTCTTTTGTTTTTTCCTCGACCAGCATCGTTTTGTATCTAGAAACACCTAGCTCAACGGCACGCAATTCGAGGGTAGTCGCTTCTGGATGTTCTAATTTGTATTTGTTAACAACAATTCTTTGATGTAATTCGTATTCCTCGTCGGACATTTCAGCTTGAACATACTTTTTTTCCGTATATTCGTATCCTACAGCTCTTTTAAAAAGAGCATTTTCAACTTCTACGTCGGCAACCTCTTTGCCCTTTTTTAAGGCTTCCGATAATTCCGAATGCTTCGTTTTATAGACGTTAAAAGTGGAATAAGCTATGCCGAGTTTCTTGGCAATATCCTCATCGATAATACCGTCCCTAGCCCAAGCCTCTACAAGCAGGAGCTTAGGCTCAACGTGTGAATGGTACTTTGTCTTGCGTTCTCCTGCCATCTCTCTCTCACCTCGCTCCCGGCTTCATCATTTCAATTTCTCTTGCCCATTCTTCTTCATCCGTCATATTAACCGGCGTGCTAGGCTCCGGCGGCGGTGCTATATGCCCTTTGTATTCCACTAGATCGCGGCTCATAAGACGATCCAACATATCGCGACGCTCAATGCTACGATCCCGTACAAATAAAAAAATCACTGCCAAGTTTACCAGCAGAGATACTATTAACGGCCAATTCATAATCTATTCCTCCTAAACAGAAAAGCCGCCCATAGGTTGGACGACTGGAAAATAATTTTAATTAAATAGTTGACGTACGTAAATAACTATTGTATGATTATGGTGAAAGGAGGTGAACAAGATGAGAAAAACAAGAACAGAAGAACGCCGTGACGAAAGAGTCGCAAAGATCGTGCTAAGGGCTGCCACCGTAAGCTTGATCCACTCAATCATCACACTCATCACTCCGCTGATTAAATAATAATCAGCAAGCTGGAAAGGGGAGCCGCACAACGCGGCTTCTCTCCCAGCAAAGTGAAATCTAATGACGTTCTTCTCTTCTTGATTATACCACGAAGGAGCTGATACCGTGAAGTTAGAATCCATGATTAAAGCAACCATGATTATCAGCATTTTCACAATCGTCATCAGCCTAACGGCTTTTGTCATTACACTGTTAAAGGGTTGATTTTATGTTTAATTTTGAATCAAAAGAAGAACTCGCCTCATGGATTGCCAACGAAGTTGTCAGCACAGCTGAAGCTATGGAGATCTTGGGCTGCACGCGCCAAAACCTGCATAAGTTTGTTACCACCGGCAAGCTTGTACCGATCAAAGAAACAAATCGGGAACGTTTATTTTGGCGCTCCGATGTCCTGACGAGGCTTGAAGAATCAAAACGCTATAACCGTACTGACAAAAAAGGTTAGTAATTGCCCGGAGATCATCCGGGCTTTTTTCATGAAAAAAGCCACTCGTTCAGAGTGACTAAGATAGCCAGTTATAAATATCATCAAAATTCGTGAACAGGATATACAGCCCTATTAACCCAAAAAGCCCAATAAGAAATCCAATCGTTCTTCTCTTGGCCCTTAACATTATGCCAACTACGCCGCCAAGAATACTAGGCACTAAGAGAAATAGTCCTATTATCTTAGCTAAAGCCCACGCCATGTTATCAAGCGACGATGTATCTACGCCCTCAAATATATTCAACACCATACCTCCTTGATACTTCATACTTCGACATAAGGAAAGGATTTCCTGTGTAAATGTCGAAAGTATTAGGTAGAATGGAGGATGTTATGTTACTCAAAGAATTTAAAAAAATTGAAAAAGATCTTAAACATAATAAAAAACGAAACTTAGATATACTTAAACAACAGCAAAACGCTGTATTCCGATTAAAAAGAGAATACGGCTCAAGTGAACTTCAATTAGTGAAAGTTTTTTATGAAGGTAAATTAACTGGCGACTCATATTACTCTAACTCGCTGGGTATTATGGCTATTATGTGTTCTCTGATTAGCCTTCTAATCAGCATTGGTGATTTAAAGCAAATAGATATGGTGGGATCCGGATTTCTTAATATATTATTAAGCTTATTTTTTGTTATAATATTTTTAGTTTTGCTATTAATTGTGCTAGAAAATTTCAAACGTACTAGAAAACAAGCTGTCTATACATTAATTATCCAACTGATTAATAAAGCCTTGAATAAATAAAGCCTTGTAGTCGTAAACAACGAAAGCCGTCCTAATTCTAGACGGCTTTCGTTTATTCACATCTCTCAACACTATTAGAATAACATGATTTAGAAGCCTAAAAGTGCAATTATAGTGCAGACTTTTTTATCTCCATCCAGCCCTTAGCGCAACGGCTTGAATAATCTCGTCTCGCCAATTGAGCGCCGTCCTACGGCTTACGTGCAGTTTATCCGCTATTCCGTCCCAGGTTAATGTCTGCGGCCTTGTCCAATATCGTAACTCTATCATTCTGCGCTTGTCGTTTGGCAGACGATTGATGACCGATTCTATTGCATCCGTGATATTCTGCAACTGCTCCAGCTTCTTGTGGCTGGTCAGTAGGACGGCCGTTCTTCCTGTCGGATCGCTTGGCATACTGCTGCGACCGCCGCCAACATTCTCGTCATCATTTCCCTTACCGTGCAAAATTTCGTTTTTCAGCCGGACGATTTCCCGCTGTGTATCGTGATAGGCAAATAGCTCGCTCTCAACGTGCTGAAATGTACCTCGCTTAAGTTTAATTTGTGCTATCATCGACTTCCTCTCCTCTCAAAGTCCATCCTCTCTGTCTCGTCGAGAGTGATTTCATTCATGCCGTCCCATTTCTCGCGGATCTCCTTGGCTTTATCGTGCAGCAGCTTTTGGTAACGAGGAGGCAATACAACCTCGGCGGCTTCGCTATAATGTCTCACGGCTGCGCCGTATGCTTTTCCATGAAGGAAATTCATAAAACTCCAAAAGCGCTCGGTCGTCAGCGTCTTTACCCACTGGAAGCCTCTTCGCTTCTCCGCCGGTGTCATTCCGTCGTCACCTCTACAATCCTTATTTCTACGCGCGGTCTTGCGCTGTACCGCTTTCTTGTCCACTCGTCCGTTACCTGGCTATCGTCTTTCCATATAACGCCCTTCAATGCGTCTTTTACGCCCTTGATGTAGTTGTCCGTATCCGGTTTTGTTATCGGGCGTAATTCACCTTTTTCTGCTCTCTCGGCTTTCTTGCGGCTGCCGCTGATTGACTTAGGCATTGGGCGATAGACAGTTACCTCCAACTCTATGGCGCCCTCTATCAATACTTTTGGAGCATACTGTGCAGCTGCCAGCTTGACGTAATCCTTCCAATCTCTCGATTTCTGCGGATCGTAAGCCCACGCCCTGCCGTTTACTGTCGTAAGCCGTGCTCTCCCTTGCGCCACTGGCTCGCCGTAAACCGTGAAGCTAATCATTTGCATGCACCGCCCCAATAATCTCGATGGCCCGCGGCCCGATCCGTTTAATGTAGCCCTTTTTTTCTAATCCATCGACATATCCTTGCGCTGTGGAGCTAGATTGTACTTTTAACGCTGCCGCAATATCCCGCACCGATGGCGCATACCCGTTTTGATCGATGAAGGCTATGAGATAATTCAGCGTTTCTTTTTGGCGCTTTGGGAGTTTCGGTAGCCCTGTTGTTAAAGGCTTCTCTACTCTCCGGCGATAAGCGGCCAGTGCTTCACGCATGAAGCTGATGCTCATTGCTGTGTCGCTGTCCAAAGCTTCGTTTGCTTTAGCGATCAACTGGTTGTCATTCATTAGGTCGTTCCTCCAACCACCTCGAAGTGCCAAAAACCCTGCTGCCCCTTCGCCGGGATCGGCTCGATTTGCTTAACATTTTCCAATTCCCATGCGTGGCGGCCTTCTTCGTACCAACCGAATGCTCTTTCATTTCTGTTGATATAAACTACATTTTCAAAATTGTATTTATTATCAGGGCATCTTACAATATGCGTTCCGTTATCTATTGTGTTGTATATACGATAGCTTCCTGTTAACTCGGCAATTGCTATAACCACCCCTGTTGGCAGGTTGTCCGCCGTATAGCCGTGTTTAGCTAATGTTGATTTAATCGGATCCCGCTCACAGGCTTCTCGGTCGATTTCCTTACCTGCATGTATTGCGAGCTCGCCGCGGATATGTGTACGGCGCCCGCGTGTTTCTAACCGTTTTTCTCCTAACGCGATCAGCGTAGCCCATGGCTGCCTTATTGTTAATGCTCGCATGACGATACCTCCAGTAGCTCAGGATTGTCGTGGATGTTGCCGATTACTTCAAATTCTTCAATGCACTCGATCGGTTGACTGATTCCATCGGATATGCCTCGTTTTTCTTTGTTAGCAAGCCGCTTCGTCATATAAAACGATGCCTCTTCGTCAATCCACTCTATTACACCGTGGTAATTGTATTTGCCATCATCCTGGAATGGATAGTTTCCCGAAGTGAGTATATCCCCCTCATAAATCTCCTTGCCGTTCTTGACCTTTAGGCCTGTGTATTGACCGATTGTTTCGGGATCGACCTTGTCCCAAAATTCGGTGTTAAAATATTCGTCATAAAAATCAACAATATCGCCCACAATTACGTCATTTCCGATCAAGTACCCGTATACCCACTCACCGTTATCAATTCGCTTTCCCCTGAACTGAATCTCTTTCATGCCCTTCCCTCCTCATGTTTAACCGCGCAACGCAGCAACTTGCTCTTAGAATTGGCTTTATTAATTTGCGTGTTTTTGCGTGATTTTTTCGTTGACATTTGAAACGAAATGTGTATAAGTCATTTCAAATACCACGTTATACTGATATTGTCAATACAAAATGTCACCGTGTAAGTTGATCTTTCTTATGTCTAAATGAAAGCATATGATTAATTCAAGAGAGTGATCGGCCGGCACTCCACTATGGAAAGGATGGTGAGAATCGTTGAGAAAAAAAGGTAAGCTGTCATTATTCATTTATGTTTTTGCAGTAGTAAAAATCAATCTTAAAGTTGAAATTAATTAATCATTCTGCAAGGGTAGGATCTTCGCAAATTCTGCCCTTGCTTTCAACACTCATCCTCGTAACTCGATATTCAGGCTTGTCCGTCAGTCGTTTTTGAATGGCTCGACATTTACAATTCGGAAAAAGCTTGGAGCGTACCCGAACTCCTGCATCCACTCATTGACTGCCTTTGTCAGCCGTTCGGACAATATCTTTTCGTGTTCCGGCTTAACTTGCCGCAAATAATCTTCCGCTGGTTCCCCACATTCGTCATAAACGCTTTCTCCGATGTCATCCAGCACCCGCTCGGCATCGACCGATACGGCCGTTGGATACGGCTCAATCTGCCCAACATAAAGCGTATCGTAATCTTCCGGCAAGAAATAAGATTTCCCTTCGGCAATGGCTTCCTCTTTCGTATCGTGGTATGATCCCGTACCCCAAATTCCATCGTCAGTGTGGTTAAACATCCATTGTTCCGCTTTCATTTCAGATCCTCCCATGTATTTGATTATTCAAAACGGTGTTCATCCTTCGATATGGCTCAAATCATGCTCTACAGTAGTGAAATCTTCCCAGGCTTTTACTTCTGCTTCCTGAGCATCCTTGATGATTTTTTGATAGGCCGCCTTATCTTCATCTGTACCCTTAATCAATTCACAGTCCATGAAGTTCTCAAAATCGTTACCGAACAAGTGATAGATGCTGTCCGGCTCGTTGGCCCCTTCTTCCATCATTCCTGGGCATTCCGTATCGGAACAATAAAGACCATTGTCTTCTTCAAAGTATTGCGGAGTCATCATGACGACTTTTCCGATCAGATGTTTACTGTGATGTTCTTTGCACCACTTTTTTCCGAATTTAACGCTATCACCGCGCTCAAACTGTATCTTAGGCTTCACGTCTAATACCTCCATGTATTTGATTATTCAGCCTGTGTTCATTCCTCATGAGCGACAACAACAGGCAAAGAAGACTCATCCTTCACATGCTTATCAATCCAGTCTTGGTACGAAATCAAAACCCCTTCGTCCGAATCTTTGCAGAAAGTACATGATCCGTTATCACAACAGTAAATTCCCTGATCGGTAATCTGCATGCTGGTTAATCGCCTGACAGTGATAACAATTTCCTCTGTCTCTCCTTCTTCCATTTCATCAACATAGCAGCTATCCATGCTGTTCGTTTCCTCCATGTAAAGCCCAAAAGCTTGGTCTGCGTTCTTAGCAGCGATGGTATACCCGTTAATTTCATATAACTTTGCCTGCACTTTAATCCCTCCTATGTTCTTCCGTATTCAGCAATGTTCATCAGAACAGAGTCATTTGCAAAGACTCTATCTCTTGTAATCGCTGCTTTTCTTCAGCTTGTTTCCGTCTTAATTCCCGTCTGCTAAATTGACTGAATGGCTGCTCTCTCCATACACCGGATACAATCCAGTCTCGTAATGGTCTAACGTGAAAGGACTGTGGCTTCCCGGATCCATCCATACCAATCTTTCCGTTTAGGTCCCGAAATACCATAGGGTAAGGGTCACATCCAAGTTCGCGCAAGCATTCCACTCTTGCGAGGTCCTCTTCTTCTGTCGTGTTAAACCCTATTAGCATATAAAAGGTCAGGTGCTTCGGTGGTATGCCTGCTTCTTGTAGCATCCGTACTTTCTCAGGAACAACCTTGAGCATGTCATACGACATTGGCTGTCCAGTAATCGGGTCTCTTTTCCGTTTAATCATCAAGTCGAATGCGAAGAATAATTCGCGGCGCTTGGTGTCGAAACTACGATAATTTACACTCGCTAATGCCTGTGCTATTTCCGGCGTGATCAACGTTATGTCGTTCGCCTGGTCCCAATGGATTGAAAGACCGCGCTCCCGAATCTCTGTTATATCCTCCATAAACGACTCATGCGCCAAACTATTGTTATTCATAAGGACTACATGTTTGCTGCGAGGATTAATAAGCTTGCTGATTGGAGTGTCTTTGTATTCCTTGAGACCTTCTTTCTTTGGAACCACGCAAAATGAGCATCCTACATGGCAGCCGCGAGTTGTAAATCCAATGCCGTAATCTATGTCATACATTTCGTAGGTCCACTTTGGATCGTCGAACGCCTCGATCTCGGGCGGCAATTGGGTAATCTTGTACGGTTTCCTGCTGTAATCATCCCAACCAGTGCCGCCAATCCATATTTCCTTCGCCTGCTGCTCGTAAAGGTGCATCTGTCTCATGATCGCTGGCCTTGTATTCGTAAAGATGACAGAGATATATAATCTATCAACTTTCTCGCCTTTCCATGGATAAACTACCTCATCGCCGGCTACTTTGTGATACCCGTAGATTTTTCCGCAGGCAATATTGGGATATTTTCGTTTTACGCCGCGATTATCAGTCTTCATTTGGCTGTCGATATCAAGTATCCCTACCCGCAATGATTTTCACCTCACAGATGGAAGCCGCCAACGGCCTCGTCAATAATGTCCTGGTTGATGCCAATGTACCGCATCGTTATGCTTGGCGCCGAGTGGTTGAATATCTCTTGCAGCAACGCCACATCCTTGTACCTCTTGTAGAAGTGGTAACCAAACGTCTTCCGCAGTGTATGTGTCCCGATCTCAGTCAAACCAACCTCTGCGGCCGCTTTGTTCAATATCCTGTAAGCCTGTACCCTGCCGATATTCTGTTTCGTGCGATAACTCTTAAATAATGGATCGCTGTCACGCATGCCTTTGGTATAGGTGTTGATTATTTCACGAAGTTCAGAATTGATGGGGAATTTCTTCCGTTTCTTAGTTTTCCCCTCGATAATTCGAATGTGTGATTTATTCCGTACATCCTTCACATGGAGCTTGAGCAAATCACCGATCCGCAACCCTACGTTGATGCCCATGACCAGGAGGAACCAATCCCTATCCGAATATCCCTTCAATACCGTTTTCATCTGCTCCAACTTCTCTACACTTCTGATCGGCTGCACAACCTCTATGGTTCTTCACACTCCTTTTCTTAGGTACACCTGATATTCATTGAATTACTTCGCTATCTTCGAATTTCTTCGAGAATACCTAGCCGCCGCCAGCTCCGTTTGTAATTGGCTAGCGTCCCTGGCTTAATGCTGTACTTAAAGGCGATGTCCTTATCCATCATGCCTTTGGCGCTGAGCTCTTTATATTTCTCGACGGTTATGGCCGCACTGTTTTCCATCCTCTTCTTAATCGCCTTGGCTACCCGAGCCTTTGTTACTTCGTCGACGCCCTTTTTCTCCCTGACGTATGGAATAATCTGATCAGGCCGCCCTAACTGCATGCCGGGCACATAGCCAGCTATCTGCTCAGGGCTTAAACGCCATACCTTTACCGGCCCTATCATTTCATCATCACCTTCCGTAAATTTTTACTCAGGACGCCCACCGTCCAGCTTGGCAGCGAGCTTGCGCAGTTCTTCTAACTCGTCTGCTGATACTGGCTGCGCGTTGGCATTTGATACGATGGCTATGTCAGGCTTCCCGCCTGGGCGGGTACTGTTCGTTTTCTTAGGCGCCGGCTTTTCCACCTTCCAAGGCTCGTCCACTCCCTCGGCCCTGTAGCGTTTCAAAATAGCATCAACATAGCCTAGATTTCTTTTACCAGCCACAACAGCGGCTTTCATCGCCTCGCATACCCATCGTTCGCCGTAATCGTCTACGAGGTCGCCTAGGCGGTCCGCTATTATGGAACTAATCGTCCCAAATCCCTCTGATTCAAAAAGTTTGAAAGGGTTGAGCGGCTGCTCGCTACCAGTAGTAGTAGATGTATTAGGTTCTGTATGGTTAGGTATGGTCTGGTTAGGTACGGTAGCCCCGTGACCGCCACTATTGTCCTCGACTTGTCCGCGTGACGGGCGTGTGACAGGCGTGTGACCGTTTGCTTTATTAGAAGAAACAGAACGTGACTTCCGTTTCCTCTCCCTGTTCTTCTCGCGCTGTTCCACTAATCGGCCAGCGTAATCAAACCAATCATGTAAAAATAATCCGTCTCCACTATCAATAAATTCTGATTCTAAGAGTGCGTTCAGAAGAACTTCTGCTGATTCACTGGGCCATTCCATTGCATCCGCAATGTCTTCAGCTTCAAAGACTGATAAATCCCCATCTTGGGCATAATCCAGCGCCCACCACCAAAGCATATGCAAATGTCCAATTGCCGCGGGGACACTGATACCAAGCCTTCTGCTCAATTTTTTAGTTTTAGGATGCCGGGCAAGCTCTTGATGACTCTCTATCCATGCCATACATCGGCCCTCCTTCCCTATCGATCATCACGCAGCCAAACTATGCGCCGCTCGTAATTAAATTTGACTGGTGTAAATCCGGGGTAGGCCAACGCAAAGTAGCGCGTGACCTCCCGTTTAAACTCTTCCAAATCATCGCCGGCTAATGCCCAAATCCGCTCGCTGACTCCTGACTGCATGAGTGGTTTGTCATTAAGCATGGCCTAGAAAGGAAGATCGTCTTCCGATATATCAATTGGGTGACTGTCGTCCTGGAACGGATCGCGGCTGCCGTTATCATTGCTTGGTGTACTGCCGGCGCGCTCGCCGTCATTGGTACGATTTGATTCTAGGAAGCGCACGTTATCAGCGATGACCTCGGTAACATAAACGCGCTTACCTTCGTTGTTCTCGTAGTTCCGTACTTGTATGCGTCCTTCAACGGCGCACAAGCGGCCCTTCCGCAAGAAATTTGCGCATGTCTCGGCAAGCTGCCGCCACGTCACCACTGGGATAAAATCTGCCTCTTTCTCGCCGCCCTCTTTGGTAAAAGGACGGTCAACAGCTAACGTAAATTGTCCAACCGCGACGCCTTGAGTCGTATAGCGCAGATCTGGATCGCGTGTGAGGCGGCCAATCAAAATCACTCTATTAAGCAAGCTACTCCCTCCTTCGTAGGTATTCTGTCGTTCCTATATCGCGTACTCGCCGCTTAAATCGGATTCCTTCCGGCGTTCCGTCTAACCAACGATGACAAGCCACACAAGCGTGTAGGAGGTCATCTACAGTCGTTCTTCGCTCTATCAGCCGTCTGCCTATCATATGAGCTCTTTCGAGGGCAGGAGCGCCCTTACAGCGCCCCCTAACCTCGCAGGTACCCTTTGATCTAGCTTTTAGCTGCTTGTCTACCTTGGCGCTAATATCACCCATTTGACGCTGCGTCGGCTTTACTCGCTGCCATTTGCCCGGCTTCGGCGCCGGGTTGAAGTCACCTACTGGCATCAGTAGACCGCCAGTTCAGCAAAGTGCTTGATACGCTGGATTTTCTTCGTACCGCGGCAGTAATCGCATTTCTCGCAGCGCGTAGGCTGCTCTCGGCCGCTCTTAACTGCCTTCACACGCTCGATATTGTTCCGTATGGTCTGCAATCCGGCTTCTATAGCGTCATAGTCGAAATAAAGGATTTCATGGTCTGGTGGGTCTTGCTTGGTTACGATGACCATATGCGGGATAAGCCAGTTCTCCCGGCCCGTTGCGCGCCGCTCGATATCTGCGTACACGGCCATTTGCAAGTTATAGCCATAATGGTCGATGAAGTTTTCGTATGCTTGTGCATCCTTGTTCCACCATTTTCCATCTATCTCTTTCATGCATTTCAAGTCCGCGAAAATACCGGTCGTCCCAATGTTGGGCTGATAACTATCGAGCATGACTTTCCATGGTATGCCGAACAGTTCCGCCGACAAAATAACTTCTTTCTGCCCTGCCAGCGCCTTCATTACGATAGGGTCAGACTCCAATGTCTCGATCATGGTGTTGCAATGCTGGAAATTTGATTTTAGCTGCCCTGCCGTCGGGCCGCGGCTGCTGTATAGATCGGGATTATTAGCCTTAAAATCAGCAAGCGTTCCCTCGTTCCATGCATGAACGTAATGCCCTTCCATAAAGGCTTCTTTCTTAGGCCGTTCATATTCTCCAGCCAGCTCAGCCATCGCCCGGGCTTCACAGCCCTCATAAGAGGGAAGAAAGCCTTTGAACTGGCTGACGGACATATAGTGACGGTTTGCTTCTAGGGAAAAGTAATTCTCCTTAGTCAGTTTCATCGATATCCTCCTCATTAAGTGGAGAGTCCGCCTCTGACTTTGGTTTCGGTACATCGAAATAATCCTCACGCTTTGCCATATTGTCACGTAGTGACTTATAAACGCTGCGGAGCCGTACAAAATCATTATCAGTAAACGCCTCTACAGCACATCCAATTAGCTTTTCAATCATTTCCTTGCTTACTTGGAACTCTTCACGGAAAGCTGTAATCATCTTTCTAATACGGTCCTCTAACGGCTCTTTATATCCGTTCTTAAGCGTCTGCTTGCACTTTTCGACGGCAGCATCTACGACGTCACCCGGAATCACTGCCAAGATGCAAGAGCGAACGCGGCGGGCGCCCTGATTCGCTGTCATTTCATAGATGTCTCGTGGATCGTCAAGTGCATTGATCTGCCCGCGCGCCTTCCGCTCATGCTTAACAGTGAAAATTTTTGTTTGCCGGGTGTTCGTTTCAAGATCCCAAGCATAAGCCATCATGCTGGACATCCCGGTTCGCTGCTCCAATTCAACAACACCAAAATCAATATTTCCCCATGCTTGAGCGATGGCCTCAGCGAGCCGGATAGACGGGCCAGAAACCTTCTGGCCGCCTTTCGGGTATTCATAAAGGGCGCTCTCAGCAAGCGAAACCCTTTCGCATGACTGCATGATGCGATCATAAGCAGCGTATTCGTCGCGCGGGAACTTTTTAGCCATGATCACAGCTGCCTGCACTTCCTGTACTTGACGCGATACCAAAGCCTCTGATGTTACGCTTTTTTCCTGCTCCCGGCGCTGCATCATATTTTCGTAAGTAACTAGTCCGTCCATTGTTTAGCCCTCCATGATCTCAATATTCAAATCCTGACCTTCTACCGTCTCGAGTACAAAATATTGATATTCATCCGACTTGGCCGCCTCGATGATCTCCTGCTGCCTGCTGCCGAGATTCTGCCAGCCGTCGACGCATATTACTTTGAGCTCGCCAGCTTGAGCCTTAGCCAGCTTAAAGGCAAACTCCAATGCCTCGCCCTCTGACAGCCCGTCGATCAGTGTGCCCTCGATGCGAATACGCCCCTGCTCGTCCACAGACAAGCCATCAACCGGCAGCGCCGCAGTCTTGAGCAATTCCTTCGGCAACTCACGCGCCTTCGTAATCTTGGCCGTCAGCTCCGCGCTGCGCTCCTCCTTGGGCGCCAGCTTCTCGCGGATGATATCGTTCATGCGCTCCCATTCGCGCAGGTATTCTTTCATGCTGGCCGCTTGATCGGCTGCAGCCTTCAATGGTTCCGGATCAATCCATACCGTTGCTTCAATAACATGCTGCGCATTTCCTGACTTCTCGTTTTCTACAGCAACTAGATTCGCTTCATGCGTTGTGATTTTCTCGATGTCCTTTTGTTCCAACTCGCCTATGGCAGCAAGCGTAGTCCGCTTTTCCGCCGCTTGTTCCCTGTACTCCGCTAAAAATACACGGGATTGTTCGACTTCTCGCTGGATATCCTCACGCACCGACTGCTTTTTCGCCTGGTATTGCAATCTGAGGCGTTCAATCGCCTGCTCAAGCTCGTTGTCCAGCCTTACTGCTGACTCAGAAATTCGCACATCAGCATCGTCAATACTCGCCTGCTCGCGCTGGGCATTTTCCTCAAGCCGAGCGATCGATGCATTCAAACTATCGCGCTGCCTGCTGTAACCAAGCTGTTTTTCTTGCGCCGCCGTTGCTGCCCGCCGCTTAATATCGTCAATCCGTAACGATAATCCATCAATAAGCGCCTGTGCTTCCAGCAGCCGCTTATTCGATTCCTCTGCCGCAGACAAACGATTATAGAGCTCCTGCAGATTAACGCCGCGCCATTCTTCGCCGTCATAGTTTGGCGGCAAATCGCGCTTAATGCCTTCAATCTGCGCTTTCATAAGGTTAATTTCCCTGTTTATGCTCTCTCGCTCTGCATAATACCCGGTCTCGATTTGCTTGAGAATTTGCAGGATATGCAGCTGATAATCAGCCTCCGGCACTTCCCCAAACCACGCCTTGATATCATCTACCGTCCAGCCGATCTGCAGCATGTTTAGAATAATTTCTGTCTGCTCTTTAGCCGGCTTCTGCACAAACTCAATCGGCCGGAAGATATCGCCGTTGATTAGGCGCCGCAGAAATGCCTCTGTACTGCTAACAGCTTTACTCTCATGCTTGACCTTTAGATAATCCGCCTTTTCGGCCCGAACCTTCCGCGTCGTTTGGAGACCATCGTCCAGTTCAACGAAAAGTTCAGACTCCTCCGCATCATGCCGGATGACTTCTGTCCGGCGACTGCGGTTCGTGAAAAGTTTCTCCAATGCTTCGACAAGGCTCGTTTTGCCCGCGCCGGAGTCTCCCGATACTTTATTGAATTTGCCCGGCGAAAACAGTAGTTCCTTAATGCCAAGCCAGTTCTTAATCTCAAGTCGTTTAATATGCATTTATAAATCCTCCCATTTACAAGCCGCCAATAATCGGTTATACTGACGGCAATATTTGTTTGATCGGGCTTGTTGCGGCTCCTACCCCGCTAAAGCCTTTTTTATTGCATCAATTTCCCCATCCAGCCAATCCAGCGCAGCGGGCAAAACAAATGGATCGCATTCGGCGCGGCCGTTTATTAACCGCCAGCGCATACGCAGTAACTCGTAGCGCCTCCATTCTAAATTCGGCATTCTGTACCTCCCATTAATCAGTCGTACAAGTCAGGATTACTGCTTAT